GCTGAAGTCAAAGACTTACAGCTCGAAGAAGCACTCGAACTTATTGAAAGTTTAGTTGTTGAATTTACAAAGTAAGGTGTGGTATACTGAAAGTAGAGAAACTTTCATACTAATTCCTTTCAAGAAGTAGTAAGTTGCGACAATCTATACAGGTTGTCGTTTTTTTTCATTTATGGAGGTGTTATGGAACCGTCAAAAGTTGCCTATGGGCTCATTAAGAAATACGAGTCACTCTAATTGTTTGGGGCAGACCTGACCTTTCCCCTAAGTCTATACACTATACCATATGCTTTGCTTGTCGTAATCCCAGTAGCTTCAGCATACTCCACTATAGTGTTATATCCTTTGAAAGGGGTATTACTGCTTCTGTTTCTAGCTTGTTGCGTGTTGGTAGTCCATCTACAATTATCCTTACAATAATCCCCATCATTGTCTACCCTGTCAATAGAAAGCCCTTTGGAGTAGGATGGTTTCATATCCTCTTTAAATTTTTTAAATTTCGTCCATTCATCACTTATAGATATACCCCTCCCCCCATATCGTGGGTAATCTCTATTAAGCGGGTTGAGGCATCTACCTTTTATGGCTTGCCACACATCATATAGACTGTAGTCTAGTTTATCTACTCTTACTTTATGGCATTTTCCACATGTTTTAGTTCTACCATTTACCACCAAAGAAGCTGCTTTAACACATAGATTATCACAAGAGCATCTCCACTCCCACATGCTTTGGTGGTAGGGTCCTGACCCAGCACACTGTACCGCTGTGAGCTCATTAAATGTATCCCCTTTCTGTATTGAGATTCTCCTGCTTTTCCCATTATCACTAGCCGAACATTTTCTACACTTATTAGACTGCCCCCTTTTTATGTTGGTGTCTGCCACTAAATAAGGGGTATTACACAGTGTACAAAGGAACCACGACTTCTTTCGCCCCGTATATTCTGACTTATCGGCACTTCTAATAAACACCCAATATGACTTACGCATACTTCCCTCCTTGAGCATCCGAGTGATATATTAGTATGGTACAGGGATAGTGCTCCTGTCAAGTTTTTTATACAATTTGTGGTATATTATTAGAAGAGATCACACTTTTGTGAATCTGTTAATGGGGAGGTTTTTTTTATGCAAGTAAGTGAAAAGATGTGGAATTTGCTGAAGAAATACGAGGGCTATCACACAAAGCTAGCTAATGGAGATTGCAAGGCGTATGAATGCCCGGCTTCAGGTAAAGGCGGGAATCCCAGATTCTTTACTATCGGGTACGGAACTATCAAGTATCCCGACGGAACTAAAGTTAAATCTAGTGACGTTCGCACAGAAGCTCAAGCGGCGAGTTATCTTGCTCACGAAGTCACAAAGATTTGTGTTCCCGCTATCGAGAGATTTGTTAAAGTTCCTTTAACTCAAGGTCAGTTCGATGCATTGGTATCGTTCATTTATAACTGCGGGGCTGGTGCTTTCGAGGGGAGCACTCTACTTCAGTTATTAAACTTGAAAAAATATGTAGAAGCAGCGGATCAATTCTCAAGGTGGAACAAAGGAGGCGGGGTAGTGTTGCCCGGACTCATTACACGCCGTAAAGAAGAGAGGGACTTATTCTTAACGGGGGTTGTTACAAATCCTTCTTACCCTGTCCTTAAGCGTGGAGATATGGGTGACGCTGTTCAAAATATGCAAGAAATGCTTATCAAACTAACATATACAGGCGTTGAAGCAGACGGTGTATTTGGCACATATACTGAAGATGCCGTCAAACGATTCCAAACTAATATGAAGTTAGTGGTAGATGGCATATGCGGACCCGCTACTTGGGAAATATTGATAAAGAGAACAACAGGCGTTCCTCCAACCGAAGACAAATGGAGCGGGCTTAATGGGAATTATGTTGTGGTTACTCGCACAGGTACAAAAAATGGAGTGGGGCTAGAAGTATTGAAGACTACAGTGTACCAAGCGGGCAAGGCAATTGGAGCAATCCCCATGGTATCCGGACAATCATATGCACAAGACTTTAGAAAAGGTAAAGCATCAGCCTCTGGTTCAATGGAACCGGCACCAGAACTTAAGGAAGGGTATAAAATACACGACATATCGTGGGCAGGGGGTAAGGACAATTGGAATGTAGTTCATTCATCTGCACTAGGTCCGTGGACTATCTGGCTAGAAGAAGATCAAAGTGATTGTTATCGCAGAGAAATCTGTTTCCATCAAGACTGGAATGCCAACATAGCTCCCGGTTCAGCAGGATGTATCTGTGCAAGCACGGTGTCTTCAGGTAAAGAATTTATTGCCCTCCTTAGAAAAGCAGATCCTAAAAAATGCTTCGTGGACTGGGGTTTAGGGTATTGCCAGAAAGAATTATAATTTCTTGACGCATTCAGCTTGACAAGTATCGCTCTTTCGAGGTATATCTATATTTAGCCTCAAAGTTGAGGCATCGAAACCGCAAAGAAGGAGCGTTAACATGGGGATCAAAGCAACCAACGAAAAAGTAAAAGCAACTAAGGCTCGCATATTGGAATTAGAAGCCAAGAAAATCCGAGAAACCAAAGAACCTAAAGCAAAAAAGTCTATGAAAGATGCTAACGTGACTGTGAATGCGACTTCAAGAATTATCGCAGAGCAATTGCATGGGCAATGGGGCGGGTTACTCTCTAAAAAAGAATCTGAAGAGATTACAATGCAAGTATTCCAAGGCATTCTCAATGTACTCTTTACTGAAGAGAGAGTAGCATTGCCCAGTATTGGTACTTTGTCGTTAATCGAAAAACCTGCAAGAGTTTTCAGAACTTTTGAAGGGAAAATGATTGCGAAACCAATTCGCAAAGGAATCAAATTTTCTCCTTCGATTGCTATCAAAAAACAAATCTTTGTAGCTCACACTGACGTGACTACCGAGAAACCAGCTAAAGCAAAAAAATAACTCCACAAAGCTTTAGCTGAAAAAACCCTCTTAATCTGATATTATTAGATTAGGAGGGTTTTTTGATGAAAAAAATTAAACTGTTTGACGAAAACTCACTGGTATTGGAGTCTGAACTAGGCAAGGGGCTAAGCATATCCTCTTCTTCTGCATTAGGTGGAGTGTATACTTTCCCCGCCAGAGATGCCACGTTCTTAGATAATAGCTACCTAGTGATACGATATAATGGAGCATGGTACATGTTCCCCAAGTCTGTACGAAACCAGATGATCATATACATCCCACTGAATGGGGGAAGTAGTAGTGTTTACTTCCCTGCCAATGTGGTGAAGAGCTCAACAACTTTTGAGCTTAGAAAGAATGTGGGAGGTAACACATCCCCCGTATCTTTTGACGGAACGACTGCAATATTTGCATCGGGAACTACGGCAACTTTTTCTGGTAATACAACCATCACCGTAAACTCTACGGGAGATACAGTGGGGGCAGTATTGGCTATCGCTCTTACAATGGATAGTCAATATCACGATATGGCAGTAGTAAGCGGTGTAAGAGCCGGTAAATCGTATGCATGGGGTGTGAGAGAGGATGATAAAGGTGTCACCATACCCGCAACCAACATTAACAACTCATCTGCAATGTATTTACTTCCTTCAATGTTTACGCAAACAACCAACGTTGGAGGGGTTGTTACCGTGACTGGTCAATCAGGGATGAGAGTATTCTTAATCGCAGAACATTCTTCATATCAAGCGACACATGCTGTATTCTGTGAGGGAGCGACTTCTGAAGAAACAACACCGCCTACATATTCTGTGAGGCTGTACGGTCCTTCAGTCCAAGTAAGACTGATTGGAGATAACATTATCTCTAACTACAGTTCCAACATGTCTAGGACTGAATATGCGGGATTTGAAGATTATATCGGGTCCGAGGGGATGATTCATGTAGCGTACAACGAGACGGGAACACATGGAGTCCTCCCGAAACTTAGATTAAATTTAGCGAGCAACTATGGCTTATTCTCCCTTCAAGGATTATCATATGTAGACACGGATGTGTCTCCCGCAGGTACTGAACTTCCTCACTTTGTCGTACCCCCTAGAGATATAGATGCTACTGAAGCCATAAAATCGGTGGCTACTGCTACAGATGATTCATTGATTTTTCCTACTACATCCAAAGTTGGTGATGCTATCACCATTAAATTTCCAAAAGCTTCAGCAGGTAATGCCACAAACGGCGGGCTTATTACCTCTACTGAATTTAATGCTATCATGTTGGCACTAAGCACTCTTGACACGACTAAAATAGACACGGTGCAAGTAGCTTACAGTGATGCGTTAACAGGACCTACTACAACAATCGTAGGTGATACGTTGACCATCACCTTCCCGAAAGCTTCTGGCGGGAATGCCACAAACGGCGGACTGATTACTTCATTAGAGTACACCGCATTAGCCAATAAGGTAGACTCTATTTCAGTGGTCATTGATAATACCATCACAGGTCCTCAAATAACTTGGGTGGGAAAAACAGCGACACTGCGGATTCCACTAACTTCTTCAGGTGCTTCACTTGGAGGACTGGTTACAGCCTCTGAATGGCAAGCAATTTGGGATACAATTGGATCTCCAACCGCTACTCCAACATGGGCGGGAACTGTAAGTTATGGCTTAGGCAACAAAGTACTATTTAGAGGGTTGGTGTGGGAGTGCATTCAAGCACATTTATCTTCAACAAGTGAGGCGTTTGATGCGGACCTTGAGAATTGGCGGATAAGTGGAGAGAAGGGAATAGTCTACTCTCAACCGAACACATTTTCTATACTCACCCCCGTGAAGGTTACTTCTACCGGTGTGATTAAAGCTAAAGCAGACACGGCAAGTGCTTTATCAGACCCTCCTTGCATAGTGGTGGCGGTTAACGCTAACTTTGTGGCGGTAGTTTGGGGAGTGGCTCGTATAAACATACCACACGGCAAGGCGGTAGATACCACTTATTATGTGTCAACGGTGGCGGGAGAAGTAACTTCAGGAGTGCCGACTACCGGCATTGTGAACCCTGTATACTACACATTAGATGCAAACAATTTATTAGTACTGGCTTCGCCAGCATGGGAGAGATAATGAAACCAGTAAACACCATGAGCGTAGAAGAGCTTGTAGCCTACCTAAAAGAGAGGCAACGAGGTATTGCCCGACCTATTGATATGAGACAAAAAGAAACGTTAAAAAGTACAAGTACAAGTACCAGTACAAGCAAAGCAAATTCTTCACCGGGTTCTTCGCTTCCTGCTAAAAGTGCGGATAGTACTCCCACCCCCGAACCTGTTAAAGAGCCAGAAGTTCCTCAAGAAACGGTAATAGAGCCCGGCAAAGAGCCTGAACCTATTGAAAAGAAGTTAGAAGAGCCTACTGATTGGGTGACCCCTTTAGCCGTTGGCGGTGCTCTACTTGCCGGCGGGGCGTTGGGTGGGAAGCTCATTAAAGGATTGAAAACAAGAGGTGCTACCAAGTTGGGAAAGGGTGGAATGAACTTCAACCCCGAAATTAAGCCAAAAAGTAGAGCCGATTGGAACAAGAAAGTACAACTCGGTGCTATCGAGAAAGACGCTCCTCCCGCACGAGGAAAAGGAGAGAAAGCTCAAACTGCACTAGGTTTTGAAGAAGCTCCCAATATGAAAGAGTTAACTGAAAAAGCGGGGGATGTTAAAGCTCTCCATAAAGGAATCGTTGACTATCGAGATGCTAAAGACCTTGCAGATGCTGATGTAGCCAATATTAAAGCGAAAGTAAATGACCCGGTAATCGGTGTAACTGGTGATGCGGGGTTGATGCGGGAAGTGCCCATCTACAAAGCGAAACAACGTCAAAAGAAGATGCAGGGCGAAAAAGCTAAGGAAGCTTTTGAAAATACAAAGATAGAATTAGGAAATACCCCCGAAGCACAGAATACTCAATGGAATAAACTCAAAGGATTAGGTATAAAGGCATATGCCCCTAAACCAAAAACACCTTCTACGCCCTTGACTACTACGCCTTCAGCACCTTCAACCGCACCTTCTGCCCCCATGAACAAGTATGGCAAGCCTGTGACGGATGAAATGAGGAAGTGGGTTGAAGATAGACAAGCAAGTAAAGCTAAAGCCGCTACCCCCGCTTCAACGAACAAGTACGGCAAGCCTGTGACGGATGAAATGAGGAAGTGGGTTGACGACCGCTTAGCAAGTAAAGCTAAAGCCGCTACACCTTCTGCACCCGCTAAGCCCCTAGGAAAATTCACTACAGACACTCCTTCAGCGGATACGATGAGCAACTACAAAGGGAAAACATCTCTCGAAGAGAAAGTAAGTCAAAAACTGAAGGTCACTGTGGCGGAAGCCAATAAGCAAATTGATGCAAAGGCTAGAGTCTTTTTGATACGGGACAAACTAAGAGCACCTGAAGCCCGTAAAAAGGCTATCAAAGAATTACTTGGAGAATAACATGAGAGAAGAGTTAGTTATTGCAAAGTGTTTAAAGTACTCTGACACTCAACTTGAAAAAGCGTTAGAGATTGGGAAACTATTCTCTGGCTTTTTCAAACCTGCCATAGACGCTGATTTTAAGCTCATAGAGGACACCGAAGACCTTGATGAAGATGAGGAGCTGGTATGACCATAAAAGACGACACCACGGGAGAAGGTGGCAATAGAGCATACTCCATGGTAAGGAGTAAGTTCGTCAAAGGAAAAGACGGGTACGGAAAAGTCATTTCTTTGGCTAGGGAAAAGATGCTATCTTTGCTTAAGGCTAAAGGTATCGACCCCTCTAAAGTGTCGAAGGACACTGTAGCGGGTCACATGACTAAAGAAGGAGGGCACGCTGATGGTGCTCAACATTCAAAAGACCCAGACGACCACATCGTAAAGCCTGTATCTCGTTCTGAAAATAGCAGAGCGGCGGCAGAGCACATGGCAATGAGATTAAGGAGGAAGAAAAAATGAACATAGCTACAGCTATCATACCCTTACTTATACAATTCTTATTAAGGCAGATAGGTAAGTATCAAGAAGATACCGACTTTTGGCTTCTCGAAAAAGACTTCATGGAGCGGGCACAGCAGTTGGTGCCAGAACATATTCTATCGCCCGCCGGTAGAGAGTTTATAAGTTCTTCCTTCAATGCACTCATCACCATCATGAGAAGTGGTGGAGAGTTGAATAACATAAGAATGCACTTAAGAGATGGTGACTGGTATTATGCATATTGTTCCGCAAAATATGCGGTAGAAAAGGCATTCAATGGCAAAGCTGAATGAAGAAGATATTCAAAAGTATGAGCTTTATCAGGAGCTCATGCAACTAGAATCCATCGAAATGCACCACATTATGAATAGTTTCATTCCTGACGATGACATCGCTTGCCCGTCTTCAATACAAGTTGCTTTCTTCTCAAGTGAGAGCAATTTTAAAGTAGCGAGAGCTGGTAACCGTTCAGGTAAGACCATGAGTACTATGCGAGACCTTGCGTGGAAACTCATGAGAAACCACCCGTACAGGAAGAAATGGCATGTCGAAAGTGACGTGTGGAACGAAGTTGAATACTCTGCTAGCCCTAAACTAATTTTTTGGATTGCTGTCCCTGACTACGAGTTTGGTCACGAAACATGTTGGGTGATGTATCTTCAAAGGTTCATACCTCGTTGGTTCTACACCAATGATGAAGGTAAGGAGATGATAACCTATAACCAAAACAATCACGTCAACGGCGTGCAGTTTCGTAACGGGGATATGTTACAGATAAAGACGTATGCCCAAAGGTTAGAGGGAGTAATGGGTCGTAAAATTGACCATCTAGTAACCGATGAAATGCCTCCTTCACTGTTACGCCTCATGGAGTTTATGACTCGATGTGGTGACACCGGCGGGGAAGTTGTGTTGGGATTTACTCCACTCAACCCCGATGCAGAGATTAAAAATTACATAGATGACACACATGCGGCGGGAGGATTGGAACTATATTCATGGTCCATGACCCAGAATCCGCACTACATACGTCACCCGGATAGAATGCAAGACTTGCTCGATAAATGGAAATATCTGCCGGAAGGACAATTCAAAGCACGGCTTAGAGGTGATTGGTACTATGAGACACCCGATGGAACGATGTTTCAAGGTGTCGTCTTCGAGGAAGTAGATGACTTTGAAATACCCATCGATTGGAGACGATGTAGAGTGACTGACCCCGCTAACCGGGTAACGGGTCATGCAGAATTTGCAGAAGATCCGAATACAGGAATCTGGTATTGTTACAAAGCATATCAGATAGGGTGGAAAGAAGGAAGCGTTATGGACGCTAAAGACCTTCTCACAGAAATCAATAAGAATAAACCGGCTCCATGGTTCAATTATTATTTTAGTCTCTACGATAATGCCGAATTGTGGTTCGGTGTAGAGGCGAGGAAGATAGACGGGTATTCACCGACTATTTTAAAATGTGTAGAAAAAGCAGTGATGGAAACTCGTTCTGCCATTAAAGACGGTAAGTTGAAATTCTTCAAACAAGGTGCGGGGTTTGTGGTCACGCAAATGCGTATGGTGCCTAACCCTAAAGGGGATAAGGCAAGAAGTGGTAAGTTCCATGCGACTGATTGTGTATTGTACTTCTGCCGTCAAATACCTGACTGGATTCCACCGAAGGGAAATATGACTACAGAGCAACAAGACCAAAGCATGTACACTGCGTGGCATGCGAGAGAAATGGAAAAGCTTAAGAATGAGAAGAATATAAACAAGGGAACATTGTCAAAAAGAATAAACTCCTTTTATAAGGGGATAAGGAGAGGTAGATGCAAGTAACGTGGATGGTGCTGATGAGCTTATTGCTTTTAGCAAACATTATATTAAGTAGCATACATTTTGCTATGTTCATGCGGGCAATTGGAGAAGAAGGCGATGTGCAACCTCTTAGACGTATGCCGGTAGTTAGAAGGAGATCGAAATGGCTAGGGTGATACTGAAGAATAAGAGAGAAATATTATGCCAGTTAAAAGGCATGTTACAACAAATGAAGAAGGACCGAGAGGAACTTGAGAAAGAATGGCAATTATGCCAAGATGTCTATCAAGGGATTCCTCAACAATATTCTGCGGACAACGTCGATGAGTATCAACTAGAAACTGCTGAAAGTGAAGAGCCTTCGGATACTGATTACTCAATCATGAGTACGATAGGTACTCAAGCACAACAATTCTTACAAAGTAAATTATGTGTAAGTGAGCCAGTTGTTACAGTATCTCCCACTACACGGGACCACGCTGATAAGATGTCCGCAGAAGCTATACGCTCCTACATCAAGTATATAAAACATCACACAGATATGCAAGAACGTTTAGAAGGCGGTGTGTACCACCATGTGGCTACGATAGGATTAGGTATCTTCTATGTGGGATGGGATCAAAATTTAGGAGAGCCGAATGTTCCCGAAGGTTTCAACCCTATGGAAAATCCTGAATTTGAAATGACGGGTGGTTTGTGCTTTAAAGCGATAGCCCCACATGATTTTTGGATTGACCCCAACGTGGATGCGTTCTATGATGCACGTTGCTGTGTGCATCGTGACATGGTCACTATGGAAGTAGCCATTGCCCGATTCCCTGAAAAATTAGACCTACTCAAGAAGTACGCAAAGTATAGTAGGAGAGAGCATCTCTCTTCTTTTAAGAATGCAGGGCAAGATGGAGAATATACCGACGGAAATGCTACCAATGAAGAAGGCGACATTGATTATTCTAAAATAGTTCCCATATATTATTATTGGGAGAAGGCAACACCAGAAAATGGAATGTTGGGTAGGTTAATCCCTTTCTTAGACTTTGACGACCCTAAGCCACTACTCGATGATGTAGAATCCTCATATCTACCATACGATGACGGGAAGCTACCGTTCGAGGTACTTACCGACTTAGACGTGAGCGGAACGCCATACGGGCTCTCAAGGACTGTGCTTGTATACCCCATTATCCAAGCATTATCCCAATTCTACACAATCATCTTGGCTAATATTGACCTTCACGGGTCGTTGCATTTGTTACTGCCAGAAGGTAGTGCGACGATACCGTCTAACTCTCCCGTCAAACCTTATTACTTTAACCCGCACCACGGTGCAAGTAAACCTACTTACATATCTCCCGCCAGTGTGACTGGCGATATTTGGCGTATGAGTGAAATATTCATGACAGAAATCCAAAACGTTTTTGGTATGAATGAAATGAGTCAAGGGCAGATAAACAGGGAGCTTGCATCATATGCGGTACAACTCTCTATTGAGACAGATGATAAGTATCGGGTTAGATTATTTAATAAGAAAAAGAAAGTAATTGTTGGTATCTATAACAAGGCGGTATCACGAGCCCGTCAATTCATGAATGACAATCACAATGTGAGTATATTGGGATTAGAAAAATACAGCTCTTTAAGTTATTTTAAAGCAAGCGACATCTCCATGAATTACAGGGTCGATGTGGACTATGGAAACTATTTACCGCCAGATCCTACCGCCAAGAAAAATCAGTTGATGGAACTGTTAAAAACAGGCATCATAGAAAAAGCGGGTATGGACCCGAAGAAGTTCATCTCTGTTCTTGTTGATGGCGATATGTTGGATGTCAAAGATTTGGCTGAAGGAGCTAGGCTTGTTCAAGAAGAAGAAATTACTAGGATGATGAGAGGGGAAGCGGTAGAAGTTACAAACTATCACATCCATGAAGATCATCTTGCGTCTTTAGCAGAATATATGAACTCCATAGAGTTTGAAGTTCTTCCCCTCGAATTAAAACAAGCAGTGTTAGAACATAAGCAGGCACATGTCAAGAAGCTTGCAGAATTACAGGCGAAAGCCCAACCTCCACCAGCAGGAGGAGGAGGAGGAGCACCCGCAGGAGGTCCACCAGCAGGAGGAGCACCATCAGCACCAGCAGGCGGGATGCCTCCCCCTCCAATGTAATATCTATGGTAACTGGTTGACCACAAGCCGTAAATTGTGGTACACATATTATATGGTTCAACATAAAGGAGAAACCGATGGCTTTAGATACTAATTTGTTCGATGCAGAATACACCCCGGAACAAGTGGGAAGTGGTGAGAGTTATGGCGGGGATTTTGACGAATACGCCGATGATAACGCCCTTAATGAACAAGAAACAGATTTTGGAGATATTTCCATTGATGGTAAAACGGCTAAGGACGTAGAAGGTGGGGAGAAGCCACCTACAACATCTACCGGCACCATCAAAGCAAAATGGGGAGATCAAGAAGTAGAAGTTGATTTATCTGACAAAGAGATGTTGGAAACGGCACTCACTCAAGCACTCGTAGGGCAACAACTTGCTCAAGAAAAAGAACAGTGGGAAGCAAAGTATACTGAACTCGAAAAAGGCTATGCTGAAGCAGAAGAGACGGTAAACAACATCATCAAAGGATTTGAAGAAACACCTCTAGAAATGATGAATGAAGCCATCAATGAAGGGAGACTTCTTGAGGATCCCGCACGTTTTAATGAGTACAAAAAATGGCTAACAGAGCAAGTAACTTTTGTTAATAAAAGTGATGCAGAAAGAAAACAATTCCTTCAACAAAAAGCATATGAGCGTCTTATGAATGAGCAAAAGGCATCTCAACAAGCTGCTGCTGAAGCCAAACAAGCACAGCTTGACGCTCAACGCCAAGAGATTCATTCGAGAGTCCAATCATGGACCAACGCACAGTGGGAGGGAATCAAAGCAAAAGTTGACACAGCCAACTTACCCGCTGTTCAACGGCTCATGAGAATGCTTCTTAGTGAAGCGAGTACAAGAAGCAATGTAGACACTGACGCACTTACAAAAGAATTGAATGAGCTTGTGAAACCTTATTTTAAAGGGGATACAACGAACCGCTCAAATCAAGGAACAAAAAATCTTCAATCTTCAGTGAGTGGAGCGAGCAACAAAGTTGGTGGAAATTCTACCAACGAATTGAGCAAGAAGATTGCTCAAGCAAGAGCTAATGGAGACATCAAAGGTCTTATGACTTTATTGAGTAAGAGCGGACTTCAAGTCTAAAAGATTCCTCAAATTTGAGGAATCTTCGCCCTCGATTTATTTAACAGTCACTCCATAAGCAAAGACTTGAACCCCCTCTCTAACAATCCTTAGCGTCCTGTCTCCTCCTCCATTAAAACTTAAAGATAAGCGAACAGTGCCTATCTGTTGAACCGCATAGCCGTCAATATACAGAAAATCTCCCACTTTTGCGTTGAAAATATATAAGTTTCCATCCTTGTGTTCCATCGAAACTTCCTTCTTAGAATTTTTCTCGAGAAAAGCAAAGAACGGGATTCCTTTCCCAATAACAAACTTGCCCTCTCCCCATATTGGTTCAGGAATTGGTTCAGGTTTTTGCGGTTCAGGTTTTTGCGGTTCAGGTTTTTGCGGTTCAGGTTTTTGCGGTTCAGGAACAGGTTCAGGAACAGGTTCAGGAACAGGTTCAGGAGCTGGTTCTTCCCCTCCCCCTTTCTTCTTAAACCAGCCTGAAATTAGCGATATGAGTGCAGAAATTATCATGGGTAACGCCTTGATAATTAAATCCAACAAAAATTTTGGCATAAAGCCCTCCTTTTTTAACCCCACATTTTAAGTATATCAAATTTTACATTTCAAAAAGTAACCACTTGCAAGCAACCGCCTAACCATGTTACGCTAAATATAGTGCAGACAACTTATGGTAAGTTGGAACCTCACGATAAGGACTATCCCAGTATTCGCCTTCTACACCAAGAAGCTACAAGATACTGCTTGTCGGGGAGAAAGCACTGAACACATCCATGTCTTGAGTAAACGAAGACGAAGGAGAATAGAATGGCAGATGGAACAAGAATTGATGGGAATTATGCTCATAGTGAGATTTTAAAAACCATCCAAGCGACAATGAACAACGTTCTTTGGACGCAAGCACCGGGTACTTTCCGTAGTATGATTAAACACGTTGCATTCAATTGGGGTGGACCTATTGAAGATTTCTACTCGGTTGATCCGGGTGGCTTGGCAATGGGCGGTATCTCTCAAACGGGCGGTAAGTTCGTTCGTGGAGATAAAACATCTCACGCAAAAGGCGAGATCATACCGTCCGTCCAAACAGCAACAATTGAGTATGAACGTCAATTGAACCTACTTTCAGCAGGGGACAAAAAATCGTACATCAACAACAAGTCGGAAGAGTATGAATCTAAGGCGATGTTGATGAAGTCTTACTTATATCAACAAACATTGGGTGACGGTACTGGCAGATGGTGTGAGCCAGTCGGGATTGGTCCTGACAATATTTCTTCTGGTGCAACAGCAACTTTGACTCGTGACACGTTTTACACACCAGTTATTGACCCACTTAAAATGAAGATTTCTGATCTTTCTATAAGTGTCGGTTCTATTGCTCATCTTGTAGAGGGTTTCGCATTCTCACTATGGTATGCTGACTACGATGCAGACAATAACGGCGTTTACGAAGGCACAACCGAAACTTGCATTCCTCGTGTTTTAGCACTTGGGTTCAAAGGTTCTGCAACGGGTACAGAAGTAGTTTATGATGCGTTCCGTATCGTAGACGTTGACGTTGAATCTGGGTATATCTATGTTCTACCCGGCAGACGAGCGACAAAAGGCACAACCACAATAGAACATACGCAACAAACTTTCGTTACAAACGATGGCTCTGGTGCAAACGATGTTCGTTGGTGCCCGGGTGCATTAACGGAAAATGTTATCATCACTCCTTACCAAGGCATCAGTTGCGGAAGTGCTACATCAATGCTTCCCACAGCAGCAGCAACAATAGCTAACGGATTTGACGCAGTGTTTAACCCAACGGGTAAGACTGCTGCAACCTTTGTTATGCATCCTTACTATATGCCTGACCAATTTGACCAAGCACGTTTGTGTTTAGGTTTGAACTGGACTTCGGCTACTGATATTGGTCGCCTCAATCCTTTTATTCCTTGCGGTATCGAAGGTTTATTGATGAACACCACTAACACCATCCACGGTATTAGTCGTTCTCGCATCCGTCAAGCATTGCCTACGATTATGAATGCTGAAGGTCAACCAATGAACTTTGAAATGTTCCGCCGAATCGTGACGAAACATGCTACACGCAACCCTCTTTATAAAGATAGCGAAGTGGGTAAAAAATCAGAAGGTGGTGATATTTCTAAGGTTGGCTCTCATTGGCAACACATTGCACTCAACCCAGTCGTGTATAACTCGCTCATATCTTCTGTAGAGTTTAACACCCTCTTCACAGATGGTAAAGGTTCGTACGGGGAAGAAGGAGCTAAAACCTTTACCTACGGCGGAAAACGTTACCAAATCATCCCCACCAACGAAATGGCTCTTCGCCGTCTTTGGATTATTCCAAAGGGTGCGTTGGAATATTTTGACGGTACAATCAAAGATGTATCGAATGATGGGGGCGTAAGTAAGTTTATGAAGATAGACCCAGCAGATGGGCAACGGATGAACGTTGTCCAAGAGCACAAAATTATTCAATCGGCAATGAAGTTGAAACAACCTCGCTCTTGCGGTGGTGCATTTAACTTCAGTTACTAATAAACACAGCCCCGCATAGTGGCGGGGTATGGAGGAGAAAAAAATGAGAATGATGTTTCATGTGAAAGAAGTGATCGCACATCACATCGCAAAAAAGTTAAACAACGGGGCGGAAACTGCTCTCTATCGTGGAGATATTTTCTGCGGTATGACTGGCGGATTTACAGTATCTGGAGATAACGGTAAGGTAGCGAAGACTGGAGACTTTCAAGACTTCAGTAATATCGTGGCTGATAACAATACGGCATACAACCTTGGACGCATTATTGGGTGTCACGGTATGGCATATGCTCGTACTTCTGCTGTGAATACTGCCGTGGCTCCACTTTATTCTGCACAAGTAAAATTTGAGAGCGGGCTAATCAAAGTAGAATGTGCTAACACTACGGGTATTGCTGTACAAGCTGGTATTTTCCAAGCTTCTGCGACCGCCAATGTTTCTTTGCTACGTTCATTACAATCTCACAAGATTGTATTAGACATTGCAAGTATGGATATGAGCGTAGCAGATACGCAAGGTATTCTTCAAGTTGGTGCAACCGATACAGCCATCAATGCTTCCCCGGTAACTGGTGTAACAACCAATATCGCTAACGGATATTATGTAGAAATACTTGCTCAAAACAAAGCAAGACTCATCGTGAGAAGTGGTGGAGCTAGTATCTACACCTCGCCATTCTTCACCATTGACCAAGCTCAAGAAGGTGCGTTGGTTATTGAAGCCCGCTATATTACGGGTACTGGGTATAGCCTATCTGTGCGTCAAAACAACACACCATTGGTAGCGAAACAAATCTCTTTACCTGCTGTTGATTTGAACTTCTATGTTAGAGCGGGTCACAAGGCTGGTTACACAGCTCTTGGAACTCCTGTAAAGATGTATTTAAGGGGTATAGCGGTTAACTGTTATGACAATCCTTAAGGAGAAAGGTAAAGGGAAACGGTATGGGGTTAGGACTTAAAGACATACGCCCATCCTCCACGGATTGGATAGGCACTTTTAATAAAAATATGAGAATCCTAGACATCCTCGGAGATTTCATTTCTCCTCAAACTTCTTCTGGTGGTCCTTCTGCAATTCGCACAAGAACTTCTAACGGAAGTTTGGTTGATGCTATTCGCATCGTACCTCAAGCAGATCAAACGTTAAAAATTTACATTGGACGGGTGGGTGATTCTATCACTCTCCCTGCCTTTGATTTTGCTCTTCCCAACTACACGGCTATTCCTTTAGCCCAACCATCTGTGACACGCTTAAAATCGGTTACAGAGGTTCTTGTTGGAGGAGTGTATGTCGATAGTGCTTTGACTCTTAAAACAAGCACTGTAGCCAACGCAGAGCTGTTATATGAAGATACGATGGGAGTACTTGAGGGATTCGGTGATGGCAGTGCTTTTCAAATGGAATATTTTCCTGAAGGAAGTGTTTCAGGATTTTTAAAATTTACATTAGACGGTAGGGAACTAAAGATTCCTTGCTTTTATTAAGGAGACGTTATGTTTGATGCAGGCAAGATTTCTCTTCCCGGCGATGAAGCCGAGGGAGCAAAAGGCGGGTTAGATATTATGAAAAAGCCTTTAGGAAAAAAACCACCCATGGGCGATATGGGCGGGATGGATACTGGTGGCGGTATGGGAGGCGGATTGGAATCCGCACTTAAAGGAGCCGGATTTCCTTCTGTGACTCCTGAACAGATTGACCAAATAAAAGCCATCTTAGGTGAACCGGGAGACGCTGGCGGGATGGACGCAGGCGGGTTAGGTAAAGACGATATGGGTGGTGACAAAGGCGGTTTGGGCGGACTACCCATGTAAGAAAATAGTGAATTTTGTAAGTAGTTGATATCATAGGTGTTAATAAAAAGTCTAATGATTTCGCTTCTAGACCCCCCTAAAATAGGGGTCGACCCTCAACTCCTTTTTACAAAAAAAAAAGTTTTTTTTCGACGAAGAAAAAAAAACTTTTTTGCACCAGTCGACATGTCATCATTTTTACCTTATTATCTTTTTACGTAGGATTCTTTTTCTTTTTTTGTTCGTAAAATATGCGAAAGTGCCTATGAAATACAAAGAAAAAAGACGTTTTTGAGTAAAATCGTTTTGTTGATATTATTAGGTTTTATGGTCAATTTTGCCTAGATTTTACTCATAAAAAAAAGTGAGTAAAAAGTCTAAAAAATTTTAGCTTTTGTTGATATTATTAGGTTTTTAAAATGGGTAAAATCTTTTTGGGTAATACTTCGCGAATTTTTTCTTATTAAAAAATTTGAAACGTTTATCTCGACCTCCTCCTATGTTATGCTTTAAGGAGAAGGAGGTCTTATGATCACTACAAAAGAAATTATCA